AAGGAAGTGAACAGTGAAAAATCAAACCGCATTAACAAAAAACGTAATCGCAGCTTTAGACGCGTATCAATACATCGAGCAAGCAGCGCTTGACGGCTCACCAGCAATTGCAATGTTTACCGGTGATGCAGGCCTCGGTAAGTCAAAGGCGGGCGAATATTTATTCATCGAAACTGATGGTTTGCTAGTGCGTTGCTGCCGCGCAGACACTCACGGCACTCTTTTGCAAAAACTTGCTAATGAACTTGGGTTGGAAGCCCGACGCAGTAAAAAAGTAATGCAAGATTATATTGTGTCAGAACTCGCCGCGCTGCAAAAACCTCTGTTTATCGACGAAGCTGATTATCTAGTGAATAAAATAGATGTACTAGAGGGTATTCGCGACATATACGACATGGCCAATGTGCCAATCATTTTAATCGGTTACGCCCAGCTACCCCGCAAAGTTAAAAGACTCCCTCAACTTGTGTCTCGCATCGCTCAACATGTGGAGTTCAAACCAGCAGATATGGCAGACATCATCACAATGGCTGACTCACTATTAAGTTACACCGAAGTGGAGGAGCAATTATTGAAAGAATTGCTCGTTGTTTCAAAAGGAAATTTTAGGCGCATACACACAGGTTTAACAACGATAGAGCGATTCGCAAAATCAAATAACTTATCGACTGTGAACAGTATGCAATGGGCCCAGCGCCAATTTTTCCCAATCATTAAGTAGAGTTGTCTAATGTCGTTATCACTTCGCCAGCTTGCCTGGAAGTGGATAGAAACTAAACCTGAATTCATGCCAAATGAATTAGGTAGAGAGCTGGATATCTCTAATTGTCAGACTAGATCAGTTATCGACTGTTTAGTCAAGAAAGGCTGTGTTACAGCAATTAAAACGAAAACTAAACCCTATGTGTTTCAAGCAGTAGAAGGGGCGAACCCAAGTTTCACCCGAGACCGTCCCAACCCACATAAAAGAACATGTGGTAGACAACGGATATGGAAGTCCATGGTATGGCGCGGTAAATCCCGTTTTTTCGTCTCTGATATTGCCGACGCAACGGGCGTTAGTGTCAGTAATGTTAGACGGTATATCAGTGATTTAGTGAGCTATGGTTACATCAACAGATTGTCTCACGCAAGAGGTGGCAGGCCAGCCAGCTTTATTATGTTGATTTGCAGTGGTGCTAATTATCCACAAATTACAAAAAAAGGGTTGTACGACCCAAACCGGAAAATAACTATTTTAAAGGGGTCAAGCAAGTGAGCTGGCTAACGTTATTAAATGAAAAAGTACGCCTGTTTGGTAGGCGTAAAGTCGAAGTTGACACGGGTATGAGTAAAACCACGCTCAGCCAAGTACTGAATCAAAAATATTTAGGCAGCATGGCTAATATTGAAAACCAAGTGATCACTGCGTACACAAATATTAGTGTTGAATGCCCGGTTCTAGGCGACATACCTGTGCGACGCTGTAATACAGAAAAAAAGAAACCTTTCAGCGCCGCAAATCCGACCCGTGTCAGACTATTCCAAGCATGTAAAAAGTGCCCTCACAATAATCAGTTAGGTGGCTCACATGAATAAACATAATCAAATAATGCAGGGACGCATTGATCAACTGAGTGCTGCATTAAATCAGCTGAGTAAATATGGCTGTGCAATCGTGTCGTTATGCATTAACGACAACGGTAACAATATTGAAATATTGCCGCCGCTCGATGCAAATGTTCAAAAAAAACTTAACGGCTATGTCATTACCCTTTTTGGTGATAACGATGGCCGTCATTACGAATTGCAAGCGCGCTTGAACGGTTGCAACGTTCGCTGGAAACTCCCCCTCTCTACAAATTAAATAAGGTAAGAAACAATGACTGAAGTAGCCCCGAGCATAACTGTAGTAGCCCCGAGCATAGTAGATAAAGTGTTCCCATTGTCAGAAAAAAAAGCCGTGTCAGGTCGTATGGAAGATGAGCACGGCAGTCTAGTTCGTGTTGACAGAATAAAAACACACGACTTAATCCGCGACAAACTTGTGCGTGAATTGTGCGCTGACTGCTCTGTAATTTCTCTAGAAATACAGACTCTTAAATCCCGAGTGTCGTCAAAAATCCAAGATTTGATTGACAGAATGTTTGCAGATTATGGCCATAAAATCGGGGGTAAAAAGGGAAATGTGACGCTTTTTAGTTATGACAAATCACTAAAGTTAGAACGTTCACAGCAAGACCGTGAAACGACCAACGAACATATATTGGTTGCCAAACAACTTGTGGACGAATGCATTAAAGCATGGGCCAAAGGCGCTAAAAAAGATTTACAAGCATTGGTGCAAAAGTACTTTCGCACCGACGGAAAAGGCAGCTATAGCGTTCAAGACCTAAAAAAATTAATGAAGATGGATATCGGCGTTGACGATCAAAATTGGCAAACAGCTATGAAGGCCCTCGCGGGCTCGATTGAAATGAGTCACACCGAAACATATTACAGGGCATTTTTCAGAAATGAGACCGGCGGTTACGAATCTATCCCGCTGAATATCACTGACGTCTAAATAACCCTTAAATGCCCGTTAAACAGGCATTAATCAAAAATCACTCGCCGAGTGATTTTTGATTAATTTAATAACAAAGGTATATACATGAAGTTAATAATATTTTTATCCATATTTTCATTTGCTGTAATTAAAACTATTGAGCTCGTCGGACACCCACTTATTGTCTACTATTTTGCAAGTCAGTTGTTTTTCGTGGTTGTTGTTGTAGTTCGAGCAGCGAGGACGACGTCATGAGAAAAGCCCTAATTGCAAAAATTCACATTGCTAAGAAGGAACTGAATTTAGACGACGAAACATATCGTGGTGTGCTCAGTCATTTAACTGACGAAAGCAGCTGCTCTAAAATGAATGATTCACAATTAAAAAGAGTCGTCCAATACTTTAAAACTAAAGGCTTTCAAGTCAAGTCAGCCAACGGTAAAAGGATGTCACCTCATTCTAGTGAAACGGTGAAAACCCCTGAAATACGTAAAATTCGTGCTATTTGGATAACCATGAATTTACACGGCTTTGTGCGTGATAACAGTGAATCTGCGCTTGATGCTTATGTAAAGCGCATGTCAGCAAATCACAACAACGGCAAAGGCGTGGACTCAGTTGGCTGGTTATCTGGAGAACTTGCTCACAAAGTACTTGAAGCTATGAAAGCCTGGCACAAAAGAGTTGCATTAAAACGTTTGGCTGAAATCAGTATTACTCAAGCAGACGGGGTACCACTTAACAAAATGTCTTACGCAAAAGTGATTGATATATTTCAAGCATCGCTAACAGCGGGTCAGTTATGAAGTTGTCTCGCTGTCCTATTTGTCATCACCATATTTCTATGGAATCGCTTGTACAAGATGACGCGGGTAAAGAATTGATGGGGATAATAGCCAAGCTGCCCACCCACGTGGCCAGCAGTTGCTTAAGTTATTTGGCGTTGTTTCGCCCTGCTAAATCTGATCTTAACAATGGCCGCGCGTTGCGACTAATGAGTGACGTGATGGGCTTTAATGCTAATCACACCGCTCTTTGCCAAGCTCTGGACCAAACCACTTTGCAAATCAAACAAAACCGCATTAGCTCAGGCGACACCAAAGCGCTGGCTAATCATAACTATTTCCGAAAAGTTTTAACTAGTATCCATGGATGGGATCAACAACAAGGTGGCTCTAATGTACTCATCACAAGACCTATTGCATCAAGCAAGCAAAGCGTTAGCGCAGCCCTTGCAAACACATCAGACACAAGCTGGCTCACAAAGTGAGTTGGAACATTTTGGTTTGCTAACCAATGAATTATTCGGCCAAATGCAGGATATGTTCGGGCGTAAATACACCAGTAGATTTGGTAGTGATCAAGAAGTCGACAAAACGAAACGGATGTGGGCTGTCTCTCTTATGAAAGAACGCATCAGTACCCAACAAATCACATTTGCGTTAGAGCAAGTACTCTATTTACGCATGTCATGGCCACCAGAGCTGACAGAGTTTTTAGCGTTGTGTGATCACGAAGATGTTACCGGCATTCCGTCCCTTGAAGATGCATCCAATCGAATTATTGAATGCAATACAAAATACCGATTCGAAAAAGAATGTTATCAAAGAAAATATCTCAGTCATCCGTTTATGTCTGTGCTAAATCAGCGCTGTGCTCGGTTTGTCAATTTGGATATAAAAACATTCAATAAACATATGGATCGCGAGTATAGAAGAGCGTTGATGCAATTGAAAATAGGACAATTGCCGCAAGTTTTACCAGCTTTACCACCACCTGAGTTGCCCTATGCAACACAAGATTATCAATCTAAGAACCCTAATAACTCATTTATGCAGCGTATTAATGACGTGCGCAACCTGTTTAAGGCCAAAAATGACTGACTCAACAGAATCGCAATGTGGATTTGAGTTTGATGATGACTTTAATTCGCTACTTGAAAACCTAAACGATGCAACTCAAGACCGAGCTGTTGCTGAGAAACGCTTTAAATCTCATTTGTGGGCATTGGTAAACGTGGTCGAGCGGCGTCTAAACAAACAAGGCATAGAAGGCCAAAAAGCCTATCAACTCAGCTGTCATATCATTGCTGAGATTGCACACTACCAAGGAGGCCAATGCAACTACCTGCCGCGGGGCGATAAACTCAAACAAGAACTGCGCAATATCCAAATGTTTCGGCTTTGGCATATACAAAGCTGGTCGCCTGAAAAAATCCGCAATCAATACTGCCCCGAATTAAATCAAATTCAAGTATACAAAATCTTACGTGAAGCAAGACAAGTGCATTTGAAAAAAATCCAACCTCAACTGATATAGGAAAAGGTTATGAGTAAACCTGAGATTGAATGCACACGTGTTAGAGCTTGCAGATGGAAAGGCTTCCAGAAAGATTTGGTTAGCAAACACAATGTCCGAGACAGCAAAATAAATAAGATAGTAATAAATGACATGGTTTGTCCTAAATGCGGTTGTAAAACCATGTACGACATAGTTCAAAAACACACGAAATTTGATAGGAATAGCCATGATTGATTACATCCACCCCGATTACGAACTCGACGAACAGCCCATAGTTGAATTGCTTGAAGACCAAACACTGATTGCAGGTCGAGTACAAGAAGCGATCTTGGACGTTAAATTATCTGAAGACGAAAGCCGCCAATGGTTAGGCACGTTCGAAATTAATGGTCAGCGGTGTCAGTTACAACTGGTGTTGACCAATATAGACAGCCACTTTGTAGACGAGAGTTAGTCATGCGCACAAACGCTCACTCCCAAAATCCAAATATTGATGTCGGCCTTGCAGTGCTCTGCGCCACTGCTTCGGCAGATGAAACACTTACTTCAAAAGATATAGCTGATGTGTGCGAATGCTCTCGCAATGCTATTTGGAAAATCGAAAAACGCGCCCTTCGCAAAGCCAAAGAAATAGCTATTGCGCGTGGCTTACAATTATTTTTAGAGGATTAACATGCTAGATATACTCACTCAATCAGCACTTGGTGCAGAAGATTTTAATCAACAAGTAGAATGGGTTATCCCCGACTTTTTAGCCAAACGTATGATCACAATGGTCTATGCAGATGGCGGCAATGGTAAAAGCTGGCTTGGTCTTGCTGTAGCAAAACAATGTGCTTTGGCAGGCATGGACGTTGCGTTTCTTGATTTTGATAACCCTCTAACAGTATTAAAAGAGCGAGGCGTGCATGAAAAAATGGTGCAAGGGTTTCCGAACTTAAATTATATACATCGCTCAAAATGCCCGGTAGACCCGCTTGAATTGTTGCGCCAGCTTGCTGCAAATGCAGTCAGTGGCCGATTCAATAACATGATCATTATTATCGACAGTCTGCGTAATTTTATCGATGTCACTAACGATGC